ACCAGGCTGAACGTCTTATGTATTGGCCAAGCCACCCCAAGGATGTCGAGTATGTATATCAGCATAGTGAAGGCAACCTGGTATCTGTTGATCAGTGTCTAAGCACATATCGTGACTGGCGGGATACGAGTCTTTGGCCAACGTCTGATAAGGAATCACAAATTCGCCTTGATGCGGCCAAAAAGCAAGGTAACCCGTTAGAGAAAAAGGGTTTACTTGGCGCCTTTTGTAGGTGCTACAGTATCACGGAAGCGATAGAAAAGTTCCTTCCTGGTGTGTATGAGCCGACACAAGTTGAGGGCCGTTACACCTATACGGAAGGCAGTTCAGTCGGCGGTTTAGTTATTTACGATAACGACACCTTTGCTTACTCCAACCATGCGACTGACCCAATCAGCGGTAAGCTCGTCAATGCGTTTGACCTTGTCCGGATCCACTTATTCGGCACCAAAGATATTGGCGAAGACCCTACGACGGCAGTTACTAAATTACCAAGCTACAAAGAAATGATAGACTTCGTCAACGAAGACGGCGCAGCACCAATCCTGCTCGACAAAGAACGCATGGCGGATATGGATTTTGAGGATATCACGGACGACGAGGATGGCTTACGAGCAAAGCTTAAACGTGACCGTAAAGGTAATCCTGAGTCTGACGTATTTAACTGTTTAGTAGTACTTAAACAGGACCCAGCATTAAAAGGTAAAATCCGTCTCGACGAATTCGCGCATCGGTTAGTTGTAACTGACGACCTGCCGTGGCGTGGTAAGGACGAAACTCCGTACTGGACAGATACCGACGATGCGTGTCTACGTAACTACTTCGCTACAAAATACCTTATCAAGGGTAAAGGCATTATCGACGATGCCTTGCAAGAGGTAACGCAAGATAATAAATTCCATCCGGTACGCCAGTACTTAACTGGTTTAACTTGGGACGGTGAATGTAGAGTCGATACTCTATTTATCGATTACATCGGAGCTGAGGATACCGAATACATTCGAGCGGTTACACGTAAATGGATGTGTGGCGCCATCGCACGAGTAATGGAACCTGGCGTTAAGTTTGATACGGCGATTGTGTTATATGGCTCTCAAGGTCTTGGTAAATCATTAATTCTAGAGCGGTTAGGCCGTAAATGGTTTAACAACTCTTTAGTTGACATTAAAACCAAAGACGCTCTTGAACAAATCCAGGGCTCATGGATCAACGAACTCGCTGAACTTGCACCGACCTACAAGAACGATAACGAAATCGTTAAAGCCTTTATCAGTCGTACCTCGGACCGGTTCCGCTCGCCTTACGGTAGACGGACCGAAGAGTATCCGCGCCAGTGTGTATTCGCTGGTTCTACTAATAATCTTATGTTCTTAAAGGACCGCACTGGTAACCGCCGATTCTGGCCAATCACTGGTGATAAGGACCGCAAGACTAAGAACGCCTGGGAGTTGTCAAAGGACGAAATTGACCAATTATGGGCGGAAGCGTTCACGTATTGGGCAGAAGGTGAACCTCTTGTATTAGAGGGCGAACTTGAAGAAGAAGCTCTTAGAATCCAATTATCACACACTGAAGGCGGTGAACTCGTAGGACTCATTGAGGAATACCTCGAGATGGAACTACCTGAAGATCTGCCTGCAGGCAACTTGTCACTAACAGCTGAAGGAGACATCAACTTCGGCTCTCATGTTTTCCAAGTCATCCCTACCCCAGGACATTCTCAAGGTTCTGTATCCTTCTACTGTGCTAAAGAGAATATTGTTTTTACTGGTGACACACTCTTCAAGGGAAGTATTGGTAGGACAGACTTCCCTGGCGGCAATAGATTTCAGATTATAAGTAGCTTGCGCAGGCTTGCCCAACTACCTGATGCAACAGTCGTTTATCCTGGTCATGGTCCACAAACGACTATTGGATACGAGCTTGCTCACAATCCCTACATGGATCGATAACAACGTAGAATTACATGCAAGCAAAGACTGCACAGCCCGAAAGGATTCTATTAGGTATTGACCCTGGCACAAATGTCATGGGATATGGCATATTACGCGTGCGAGGAAATAAGACTGAACTTGTTGTCATGG